ACATGCTCTCTTCCATATACAATCTCTTCTGCTGCATGTCCACCAAGTGCAACTTTAATTTTTGATAAAAGGTAATCTTTCGTATACATACCAACGTCATCTGTCGATGGTTGAAAATATGTAACGCCACCTGTATCCCCTCTTGGTAAAATACTCACTTTACGAACCTCGTCGTATTCTTTCATGAGTACACCAATAATAGCATGCCCAGCTTCGTGGTATGCAACTCTCGCTTTACGTGCACCAGAAACGGTGCGACTTCCTTTTGCACCGACAACTATTCTTTGGAATACATCTTCTGATATATCTGGTGTTATTATACCATCTTTACCATCACGAACGGCTCTTATCGCACACTCATTCATAAAGTTTGCGAGATCGGCACCCGAAAAACCCGTCGTTTGTTTTGCAAGATCACGAAGACTTATACCCGCACCGAGGAGTTTATCCTTGGTATGTACCTTAAGTATCTCTTCGCGTCCATGAACATCGGGTAAAGAAACTTGTATTTTACGATCGAATCTACCGGGACGCAATAACGCTTCATCGAGTATATCGATACGGTTTGTTGCGGCTATAACAACAATCTCCGTCTCATTCTCGAACCCATCCATCTCAGTGAGGAGCTGATTAATTGTTTGTTCGCGCTCATCGTTAGATGCAAATCCATTATTAGACCTCTTTTTACCAATTGCATCGATCTCATCTATAAAAACTATACACGGTTGGTTTTCTCGAGCCATTTCGAATACGTCTCGTACTCGTTTTGCACCAACTCCAACAAACATTTCAACAAACGACGATCCCGAACATTGTATGAATGGAACAGATGATTCACCCGCAATTGCCCTCGCTAAAAGCGTTTTACCTGTACCAGGTGCACCCGTTAATAAAGCGCCACGGGGAATTTTAGCCCCTGTTCCAAAATACTTTTCTGGTTCTCTAAGAAAATCAACAATCTCTTCGAGTTCGTCTTTAGCACTATCTATACCCTGGACATCATCAAATCGCGTTGAAATTTTACTTTCAACTTCAATATCATTTTTGCCCATGTTAAACGGATTAGTACCACCATTAGCTCCACCAAATAATAATCTAAATACGGCAAATGAACCTATCATTATAAAAATAAAGGATATTAACTCATTAATGTTTGGATTTGGTAATCGTTCTATATCATATATAACTTCACTTTCCTTCATAGTTTGCCAAAAATCTTCTGAAGGAACATAATACGAACTACCGGTAGTTCCATTTTTTTCTTCGAAATACACAATATCATTATTAGGATTTATCCCTGCCTTTATAATTTCATTTTTCTTAACACCCCTTAAAAATTCACTATAAGGAACATGTTTAGGAGCTTGTTTTTTTTCGATTTTAATGGGAGGAGAACTAAATAGTTTAGATCTTACTAAGAGACTGTTCACCATTATACTTACATACAAGAATAAAAATACAAAAAAAATCCGATTTTTTCTCCATATTCTATAACATTTAAAACGTATATTTTTAATTTTTTCGCTTATTATCTTACGTTTCTTTCTTAGTCGTCTCCTAAATTTCTTAAAGAACCGTTTACGGTTCATCTTAATATTATTAATATTACAAACCTTTATCCTATTTTAAATACGTGTATATCTTGCAAAAACTGACTTTTCACCCGCATAATATAATTTATACGATTCAATTATACTAGAAACTTTATATTTATCTGGCATACACGCGGGTATTCGTGTTAAACCACTTTTAAAATCAGTAATTGGATAATACGCAGTTTCACTTTCACGAAGTTGAAAACGAGAAGGTTTATTTTGGTATAACCAAAGTATATGTTTAGAACAAGCGTGTATTTTACCAAATCTTTTTTTATACTCCAATGCAAGAGCTAATCCAATCTCACCTGCAAATTTATAATTTTCGTAACTCGAAGATATCCACAATGTCATTGGATGATTTTTATGACATGGTCTGTAACCTCTTCTTTTATTATTTACAGTATAAGGTGCGTTTTTTTCTACATATTCAATTTCATTAGAATAAAACCAAGATGTATACATCATTTGGCATATTTCGAGTAATATTTTAATTACATGTTGATCACAATACATGTAAGCAAGTTTTTCAGGGTCCATTGATAAAAAGAAAATATTCATTGTTTACTTATTTTTATTAAAAACTATAATAACTTAGGTACTTAATCATCACCGCCATCTGAAATATATTCTTCATCGGCAGTAACTTCTTCTTCATCCTGTTCCATATCCATCCCTTCATCTTCTAATTCTTCATCCTTTTCTTCATTTTCATCGTCAGATTCTTCTACCTTATCATCTTCCTTTTCCTTTTCCTTTTCCTTTTCCTTTTCCTTTTCCTTCTTTTTCTTTCTACTCTTAGAAGATACTGAAGGTGCATCAAAATACTTTTCCAACTCTTTCCACTTCAATTGTATAAGTTTTTGTTTTTTCTTATGTTTTTCACTTATAATATCCAGGTATTCCTTCGAATACCCAATAGTCTTTAAAGTCGATAAAAGAGTTTTAAAAGGAGGCGCCTTTGCCTTTGAATAATACTTTTCATTTAGAGACACCATTTGAGTTAAAAGTTTAACACGGACTTTACCATTTTTCAAAACATTTAAGTTTAAAATAACTTTGTCCAAATACTCGATATGGTTTTCAATAGGTTTACTATTTGAAACGTAATCAGGGATTTCCTTAACATCCGGTTTTTTAAAGGGGACGCCATAATACTTATAATTCCTCTCCAACGTATTTAAATAATCTTGATGATTTTGAACATAAAAAGGTTTACGACTAGATGTCTCAACACTCTTTCCATACACTATCCCGTGTAAGAAAGAACCGGGTGTAAGTTGCGAACGAACAGAGTAATGACGTTCACGATCATTATTCTGTGAGTAGGGTCTGGATAACATTTTGGGGGTTTTATTTAATTTATACTTCTATTTTATTACAACTTAGGTCTAATTCACACTCTAAAATATGGTGAGCTTGAAAATTTTGGAACGATTCAAATGGACCCCATAATTCAATAACCTTACGATTCTTATCGTACCACATGTACGATAATTCGAGGTATCGCGTCAACCAATAAAACTTTTTACCGTTCTTACCGATAAACTTGAAAATATCATCCTCGTCATAGTCCGAAACATCGAATTCGCTATAATGAGCATTTGGTGGGTTGTACGGAGCCATGGTCTTTTTGGTTTGTCTTACTGTTATTAAGCGTCTCTTGTTTAAGCCTGATATATTTTTGTGTATAGAGTCCTTTTTTAACTTTCTTATCGTTCTTAGTGACACGAGTCTTAAAGGGATCTTTCATATAATACTTTTTTATTTTTTATTGGCCGACTTGGGTCAATCACGTCCACCTTTGAGAGCGCGGATGACTTTCTTAGGATCATCGGATTTGAAAACCGCACTTCCCGCGACTATTGTATCCGCACCGGCTTCGATCAAGTCCCTCACCGAACGCTCGTTAACACCCCCGTCGATTTGTACTCTCGTTGTAGGACCAATGTACGAGCGTATTTTTCGAACGCGGGATACTTTTTCGTCGAGTGTCGCGTACGGCGTGGTTCCTAAACCGGCGTTTACGAGCATGACGACAATAATATCACAATATGGAACGAGTTCTTCGATCGTGAATATACTCGTAGATGGGTTAAGCACTATACCAGCAAGAATCTCTCTATCGTGAATAGTAGACAAATCTTTGATCTTTTTCAAAACTGCCATTGGTTGTTTTGCACTTTCCGGTGCAAACGTAATAACATCCGCACCAGCATTCACGAATTCATCAATTCGATCGAACGGTTCCAAAGTGTTCAATTTGACGTCTATTTTAACATCTTTGGGTACATTTTTTCGCAAACACGAAACGATTGGCGATCCGAGCGATATTTTTGGTGCAATAAGCGAACCGTCTTGTACCGAAACGTGTAGCCAATTCGCACCACCATCAATCGCTTTTGTTACGGAAGTTTTCAAATCCCACAAATCCGATTTCGCGATAGAAGGTGAAACGATAACCTCGTTAGATTTATTCCAGGTCTTTGCAACCACAACTTTTTCGAACCGGGGTTTATTCGAAAAAGAGACAGGTGATAATCGCGTGTACGTAAAAGACATTTATTTATACTATCATACCTTTTCTTTAACATTTTTCTTTAAAAAAGTATACTAATACTATAAGTATGATCATAAAAACATTAATTATAGTATTCGGGTTAGGTTTTTTGATCAGTAACAAATCTGAATGTACATCAGACGATTTTAGGTGTCGAGAAAATATACCATCAATGTTACGTATACATCCAGAGAGTGAAGAAAAATAAGATTTTATTTTTTAGCCGATTTTTTTTTCGGGGGAGTATTAAACCCGCTATTTGCTTTCCTTTTGAACGCCTCCCTTTCCTTCGATGCTTGTGCTTTATTAATCGGTTTTTCGTTCTTCATCTTCTCTTTCAACAAACTTGTTTTATGATTTATATTGTTCATCTTATTTTTTATAGATTGGACTCTCTTTTTAAGTTTTTCCCTTGTATTATCATTATTTGTGCGTTTAAATAAATTATATGTATTCAGTATCGCTTGTTCGAGTATGTAAAATTCTTTTTCCAATTTTTTTAATTTTGTTTCACGGTACGTTGACATTATTAATATACACCTATTTTTTTATTTTAATATTATTAAAATTTTTCAATGTACTTTTACCTTCCTGTATCTGTGACTCTAAATCTTCAATTTTTGTATTTATACTATTAAGAATAAATTTATATTTTTTACGTTTTTCGATACCCATTTGAAGTTTTTTCTCTAACCCCGATACTTTATTTTTAATTTGAGCGTACATTTGGTCATTTGTCATGTTATTTCCTGTTGCCTTTTTAAAATTTAATTTTCTTTTCACTGAATTAGACATATACTATCTATAAATAATATAAATACGGTAATTTCGTAATTATATTATTGATTTATTTTTAACGATTTAATTAAAACAATCTCTTTAATGGCTTATTTACTTTTAAATTTTCTCGTTTTTTTACCAAGGGTGACGCGTATTTATTTGCTTGTTTTTTCGCTTCATTAAGTCTTTTGTTAATTTCTTTATTATTATCTGTAAAATTATTAGGAGTTTTTTTCTTAGGCGATGGCGATCCGAAAGATTTAATAAATTTTATAAATGATTTTGTTGGTGATTCTTCTAATTTAACAGGTCTTATAAGTTCCTTAGCCTTTCGTCGCTTAATGGGTGTACTTCGATTAGGTTTTTTAACCGTGGCAACAAATTCAGTAATTTTTCCTTTTTTTGGCATTCCTATTATACCCTGACATTTTTACTTACCCGCGCACATGGCGCAATATTTTTCTTTTTTTGGTTCAGCGTCTTCTTTCATGTACATGTAAATTACAGCAATAGCAATAGCAGATAATATAACAAAATTTGTATTCAAGTTCATTTTATTATTATTCAAGATAAAAATTCATCTTCTAAACTTACTTCCGAACCAGAATCGTCACCCTCATCTTCCAATACATATTCTTCATCCGAATCATCCACAGCTTCGTATAGACCATGCTTTGTCATTTCATATAATCCAGTACTTTCCAAGCTCGTCGTATCGTAAAATCCTGAAATAGAATCTTTAGATACGGTCTCTAATTCTTTATTAAAATCCCATAAACCATAGCCCACATAATCTAATACTGAAACTTCTATTTCAGTCCCTATATCTTTCTGTATTTTACCAATACAGATCATTCCGTCGTCAAATTCAATATCGACAATTTGATTTTCCATTGTTTTAAAATATAAAGTTTTAATTCTTAAAGTATATTAATACATGACGAACATTCTAGAAAATAGAATAATACGTGAAAAAGATGCAGTTATGTTTGATATAGACGATACTCTTATTTTTACAAATGGAAAAGCTAATATTCCTATTATAAATCTTTTATATTACGCAAAAAATTTAGGGTATAAAATAATCATAATAACAGCTCGACCATTAACTCCTCTAACAGGAATATTTACAAAATGGCAATTAAACCGGTATAAAATACCATACGATGCACTTTACATAACACCTGCTCAAAATAAGGGTAACGTCAAGGTAAAAACAGGTTTACATTACGTATTATCTGTTGGTGATCAACCAACAGATCTTACGCACACAGAGTATTCAATTAAGATTAATGTTTAAGATTTCCACCTATTATTACATGCATGACACGTAATAAAA